CTCTATCGTCCCCGAGGGTCAGGTGCTCGGCCGGTCGGTTTGTGTGGCGTGGCGGGCGTTGTGGTGGTCTGGCGGGTGTGTGCGGTCGCTGTCGGCGGGGTGAATGTACGATCGGTGGATGGCAGCGAAACGTTCGGTGGCGAAGCCGGTGGTGAAGCCGGCTCGGGTGAAGCGTGCGGTCCCGGTTCCGGTGGTGGTGTCGGCGCGACCGGCGCCTGCCCGACCGCTCGGCGAGGCCGGTCTGAAACTGTGGGACGACCTGCACGCTGCCGGCGAAGTGCGCGGGTCGTCTGAGCCGTTGCTGTTGCTGTGTGAGCGCTTCGATGTTCGGGCGCTGCTGCGTGAGCGTGTCGTGCTGTCGATGTTGAAGGATGACGTGTCGGCGCTGCTCGCTCTCGACGATCAGATCGACGCCGGCCTCGAACGGCTCGGGATTCGCACGATCCTGCCGTCGTTGGCCGAGCAGAAAGCCGACGACTGGACGGCGAAGCTGGCGCTCGTCGAGGGATGAGAAGCGCTCGCGAGTTCGTGCCGCCGAGGATCGGGACACCTCGCACCGATGCACGCACGCTCGGGCCGCAGATCGGTGACGTTTCCGCACGGCTCGGGACCCCGTTCATGCCGCACCAGCAGCACGTCATGGACGTCGCGTACGAGTTGAACGACGACGGCCGGTTGAAGTACGACGAGATCCGTTGGACGATCATGCGCCAGTCGGGCAAGACGACCGGTGTGCGAGCGAAGTCGATCTGGCGATGCACGACCGGGCAGACCCGGTTCGGTGATCAGCAGATCTCGCTCTACCTGGCGCAGACTCGCGGTGCGTCGCGACGCAAGCTGGAACGGGACTTCACTCCCGGCCTCCGGCGTGCTGCTGCTCACGGCTCGTTCACCGAGATCAAGAATCCGAAGGCTCGACCGATGACACCGACCGAGTTCAAGCCGTCGATGAACAACGGCCAGGAGCACATCCTGTTCGGGCCGGCGAGCTACTTGCAGATCGACGCACCGAACCGCGAGGCCGGCCACGGCGACACGATCGACGACGCCACGATCGACGAGGCATTCGCTCACCAGTCCGACGCGGTCGAGCAGTCGGTCGAGGGTGCAACGGTGACCCGAACGAACTCGCAGCTATGGATCGTGTCGACCGCTGGCGACGAGAAGTCGTTCTACTTGTGGCCGAAGGTGCGCGACGGACGCAAGCTCGTCGAGTCGGGTGAGGCGTCGAACATCTGCTACTTCGAGTGGTCGCTGCCTCCCGAGGCTGACATCGGTGACGAGGAAGCATGGTGGGAGTTCATGCCGGCGCTCGGTCGCACGATCGACGTCGAGACCATCCGCCGCAAGTTGGAGAAGGCTCGACGCACCACCGACGAGGACGGCGAGGATGTGTTCCGGCGCACGATGTGCAACCAGTGGGTGAGGACTCCAATCATGAGCGACGGCGACAAACCGAGGGTGATCGACGCCGACGAGTGGCAGCTCCGGACAGCGAAGAACGCGAAGCACGTCGGCGAGCTGGCGCTGTCGGTCGATATGTCGCCGGTTCATCGCACGGTGTACCTGACGATCGCCGGGCCTGCAGCGGACGGTCGGGTGCTCGTCGAGGTCGTGCATGAGCAGACCGGTTCGTCGGGTATCGAGACGTTCATCGATCAGGCGGTCGAGCGCTACTCGCCGGTGGCGGTCGCGTGGGACAACGGGGGCCCGACCCGGCAGATCGGACCGTCGATCGAGCGTGCTGTCGACGGTCGATGCGAGCTGGTGCGCTACTCGGGCGGCGAATGGTCGGCTGCGTGCGGCTCGTTCTTCGCAGCGTTCAAGGAGAACCGGTTGTGCCATCTCAACCAGGATTGGCTGACGTTCGCTGTCGAGGGTGCTGACAAGAAGCATCGGGGCGAGGGGTGGGTGTGGGATAGGCTCACCGCCGAGGCCGACATAGCACCGTTGTGTGGTGCGACGGCGGCGCATCGGGCGATCGAGTCGTACAAGCCACCGGTCGATGAGAACGAGGAGTTCTATGTCTACTGACGCCAACCAGCTCTCTGCCTCGAACCGGGAGCTGCGACGACTCGCACGCCGCAACCGGATCCTGTCGAACCTGCTCGAGGTCGGCGGTGCGGTGATCGTGGTGGCCGGTGTTGCTCTGGAGTCGACGGTCGCAGCGGTCGTGACGGTCGGGTTGTTCCTGTTCTGGGCCGGCTGGTCGAAGCGATGAGCGTGTTTCGGCTGCCCGGTGAGCGACGCAACGCCACGCCGGCGCTCGATCAGATGACCCGTCGCGGTAGCGGCACGTCGTCGGGTGTGCCGGTCGACGCTGACCGGGCGCAACGGCACAGCGCTGTGTGGTCGTCGCTCGCTGCGATCTCCGAAGCTCACCTGGCGTTGCCATTGCAGGAAGTCGTCAGGATGGGCGACGACGTCGTGCGTCGAGACCCACCCGATTGGATGTGGGAACCGTCGCCGGGGATGTCGTGGGAGACATGGATCTGGCAGCAGTCGTGGTCGCTTGCGCAGCTCGGCCGGTGCTACGCGTTCATCGCGACCGTGGACAATTTGGGGTATCCGACGACGATGACACCGGTCGCTGATGAGCGTGTCGAGTGGAAACGTGAGCGCGGTCAGGGCGAATGGAAGGTGTACCTGGATCGGCAGGAGGTGCTGCTGTGGCCGCGTGGCCCGCTGTGGCACGTCGGTCTCTACACGCGGCCGGGTCGACCCGAGGGGATGAACCCGATCGCTCATCACGCAGAAGCGATCGGCGTCGGTCTCGCCGCACAGAAGTTCGGGGCCCAGTTCTTCGGTGACGGTGCGCACCCGACCGGGATTTTTCGGCCAGTGAAAGACCCGGGGCCGGGTGGCGCTGCAGCGTTCAAGGCGAAGATCATGGAAGTGCTCGCCGGGTCGCGTGAGCCGATCATGCTGCCCGCTGGGATGGAGTTCGATAAGTGGCAGATCAACCCCGACGAGTCGCAGTTCCTCGAAACGATGCGCTACTCGGGTGAGGAGATCGCTCGGATCTTCGGCGTGAACCCCGGCAAGATCGGCTACTCGACGTCCGGCTCGAACGTCACGTACGCCAACGTCAACCAGGCAAACGAGGACTGGCGCATGTCGGGCCTGTTGCGCTACACGTCGATGTTCGAAGCGGCGCTGTCGCGGTTGGTGCCGGACGGTCAGCGTCGGGTGTTGCGCTTCAACTTCGACGCGTTCCTGCGTGCTGCGCTCGACGAGCGGATGAAGGCGTACAAGGCGTCGGCCGAGATCGGGGCCCTGTCGGGGACGCCGCTGTGGACGACGAACGAGATGCGCGCCAACGAGGGCCGCGCAGCGATCGAGGGCGGCGACGTGTTCGTGCGTGCCGGCGCTTCGACCGAGGCCGAGCAGGCGACGATCCTGCAGAAGCTGTACCTCGCCGTCAACAAGGTGGTCACGACCGACGAGGCTCGCGACATCGCACGCGCTGCTGGCATCGACCTGCCCGACGACTACGACTTCGGCACGTCGACCGCACCAGATGTGCCGGTCGTGCAGACCATCTGATCGCTGCTCAGCGAAACGGCGTGCGATAACATCGTCGTCACCAACAGGAGGTGTCATGTCTGCTCTGATCACGAAGTACTCGCTGCCCGACGAGGTGCGTGCCCGCTGGGCCGACTCAGATGACGACCTGCTGGAACTCGACGTGATCGCGCGCCGGAGCACCGTGCTCGGTGAGCAGCGTCGTGCACCGATCGAACGGCGAGTCGACGAGGACGGCAACGCAGCGTTCGTCGGGTACGCGACGACGTGGGGCACCTGGTACAACGTGGCCGGGGGACCGCCGTACGGGTTCCGTGAGATGATCGAAGCCGGCTCGGCTGACAAGTCGTTGCAGATGCGTGACGACAAGATCGCGTTCCTGTTCGACCATGAAGGCATCCCGCTGGCACGCAACACGTCGGGCACGATGACGCTGACAGCGGACTCGACCGGCCTGCACGTCGACGTGCCAGAGCCGGACGTTCAGCGCAACGTGTTCGCTGCTGCGGTGGCGTCGGCGATCGAGCGTGGCGACGTCGACGAGATGTCGTTCGCGTTCCGTGCGATCCGCCAGGAATGGAACGCCGAGTACACCGAGCGTCGGGTGTTGGAGATGCAACTCTTCGACGTGTCCGCTGTGACGTACCCGGCGAACTCGGCGACGATCATCGGCATGCGCAACGCCGCACGATCGGTCGACGACATCCCGGTGATCGTCGGGTTGCCGCTCGGGCTGGCGCTCGCGCAAGCTCAGATGCTTGCGTCGGCGTGACGATCACCGCTACAGTCATCGCTCAATCAGTCGCCGTCTGACACGACGAAGCCCGCACCGGTCCCGTCAGGGCACCATCCGGGCATCTCCTGGCCTTCACCACCGAGACGCAATCCCACGTTCTCTCCCGTGAAAGGTTCACCACGATGCGCAAGTCCCGCAACCCTGTCCGCTCGAACATCGAGGGCCGCGAGGTCTGGCTGTTCGCCGATGGCAAGACCCTGCCCGTCGTCGCTGGTGGCGACGAGACCGCCACCACTCCGGTGTCGTTCCGTTCGCAGCTCGTCGACAAGCTCAACGAGCGCATCGCCGCCCGCCAGGCCGCGCACGCCGAACTGACCGCCCTGCTCGAAGCACCGACCGCCGAGGCTCGCGACCTGAACGCCACCGAGACCACACAGTTCGCTGAGCTGCGCGCATCGATCGCAGCGTTCGACATCACCGACGCCACCGACGCCGGGTTCGCCGACTCGATCGCATCGATGCGGGCACGTGTCGCCGAGATGGACGCACTCGAAGTGCGTCACGAAGCGGTCCGTCAGACCGAGGCCCGCATCCAGGTCAAGTCCGACGAGCACACCTACCGCAAGGGCGGCGAGCATTCGTTCTTCGCTGACCTGTTCGCGCAGCATCACCGCACCGGTGGCTACGACGTCGCTGAGCGGTTGCAGCGCAACACCGACGAATGGGCTGTCGACAAGCGTGACATCGGCATTGCCGCGATGGCCGGCGCGATCCCACCGGTGTACCTGCTCGACGAGTGGGCACCGCTCGCACGTGCCGGTTCGCCGTTCTTGAACTCGCTCACGGCGATGGATCTGCCCGATGACGGTGTGTCGTTCATCATCCCGCGTGGCACCACCGGCACCACCGCTGCGATGACCTCTGAGGGTGCAGGCTTCAACGAGATCGACCTGGCCGTCACCGACCTGACGTCGACGGTCAACCTGGTCACCGCACAGCAGGACATCTCACGCACGGTGTTCATGCGTGGCGGTTCGGTCGTCGACTCGATCATCTTCCCCGACCTGATGGAAGCGCTCGCGCTCGCCGGGAACGTGTCGGCCATCAACGGCAACGGCACCCCACCGCAGCACCGAGGCATCCTGCAGGTCACAGGCATCGCGGCAGTCACGTACACCGACGGCTCGCCCACCGTGCCCGAGCTGTGGCCGAAGATCTCCGACGCGATCCAGCAGGTCAACTCGCTGCGGTTCATGCCGGTCACAGCGATCTACATGCACCCGCGCCGCTGGGGTTTCATCACCTCCGCGACCGACACCACCGGCCGCCCGTTGTTCGACTTCTCGAAGACGGTCCCGAACACGGTGTTCGGTCTCGGCGACGCAGCCGCCTACGGTCAGATCGTCGGCACGTTGCAGTCGATCCCGGTCATCACCGACGCATCGATCCCAACGAACCTCGGGGCCGGCACGAACGAGGACATCATATTCATGGCACGCATGAACGACATCAAGTACTGGCGTGCCCCAGTGATGTCGTTCACGTTCGAGCAGACAACGGCAACCGCACCGGGCCAGGTCCGGCTCGCTGTCGGACAGTTCCAACTGTTCGTTCCCGGCCGCTACCCGACCTCGATCGCCACCATCGGCGGCACCGGCTGTACTCCACCGTCGTTCTGAGCATCAATCCAGCCTGAGCATCTTCGAAAGGAATCATCATGACCCGACAATTCACCACATTCAACGAGGACCACATCCGTCAGGGTGGGCCAACGAACGCCACGTTCGCCGAGTCGATACCCCGCTACGCAGCGGCCGCCGACACTGCGATCGCGACGACGGGTAAGGTTCACTCGACGTTCGTCCCAGTGCAGCCGAGTGACGTCATCTCGAACATCACGTTCGTGACCGGTGCCACCGCTGCTGCGACTCCGACCGCAGGGTTCGCTGCGATCTACTCCTCGGCAGGCGCACTGCTCGGCCAGACCGCAGACTTCGCGACGACGGCACGGGCAGCGAACACGGCGTTCACTGTTGCGTTGACCACACCGATCGTGATCAGCGGTCAGGCGTCAAGTCTGTCCGGCGTGTTCGTCGCGATCTCGTTCACTGCCGGCACGGTGCCGACACTGCGAGGGGCGACGGTCGGTAACGCTGTGGTCTCTGGCGCTCTCGGGTTGACGGCACCATCGGCACCTCGGATCTTGGCCCAGACCCACGGCTCAGCGGTGGCTGCCACCGCACCGGCGACCATCGCGACGCCGACAACGGTTGCCACGGTCCCCTACTACGCGTTGACCGGGTCATGACCAGCGCGGCAGTGATGATCGAGGCGCTCGAATCGGAGCGTGCCGGCTACGTCACCCATGATCGGGCTGACCGGGTCGCCGAGGTCGACAAGCAGATCGGTGTGTGGCGGGCACGACTCGACGCCGAGCAGGGTGCAGCAGTCAATTTGGCTGCTGCTGGTGGCCAGTCGTTGGCTCAGCCGGATCATGTTCGCAAGATCGTGGCCATCATCGGTTCGCTCCGAGATGAGCGGGCAGGGTACGCGTCGACCGGTAAGGATGATCGGGTCGGCGAAGTCGACGACCAGTTGGAGTACTGGGAAGCGCAACTCGGGAAGGATGGCATCGTGATCGACGACGTCGAGAACACCGCGCAGGATCTCACCGGAGTCGAGACGGCCACCGTGAAGACCTCCCCGGCGAGTCGTCCGGCGAAGCGCACGGCTTCGCGTCCCCCGGCGAAGAAGTAAGCAGCCGTGACGACGTTGCCGCGAGCGAACGCTCAGCGGGTCCTACTCGGATCTGTTGGTGCTGTCGCTCGCGGCACGCTGCGCGACCAGGACGGCGTCGCAGCCAACGCTGCCGGCTCGGTCACGGCGTCGCTGTTCGATGCGGCCGGCGTGCTCTCGGGTGCAGCGAACCGAGCCGCGGCCTCGTCGGGTGCCGGTGCGTACACGCTGGCGTTGACGACTGCAGAATGCGCGACGTTGAACGTGTGGCGTGTCGACTGGTTTGATGCGGGCGTGTTCAGAGCGTCGAGCTACGCACGCATCGTTGGCGGGTTCATGTTCTCCACCGACGAACTCGCTGAGATGGCCGGCGTCGCAGCGTTCACGACACCGGTCCGGTTGCAGGCGCGCGAGTGGGCGACGAACATGATCGAGCACCAGACCGGTGCAGCATGGAACCCTCGCTACGACGTCGACGCCTGGTACCGCACGAACCTGTCGATGACGCACGTGCTCACCTGTCGCCCGGTGATCGCTCTGCGGTACGCGACGGTCAACGCCGGCTCGGTCGTCGACATCTCGAACACGCGACTCGATCGGGTCGCAGGTGTCGTGCATGACGTCGGCTGGTACGGCCAGTGCGAGATCGGCTACACGCACGGCTACGACCAGCCACCCGAGACGCTGCGTCGTGCTGCGCTGCTCGCTGCTGCCGATGTGCTGCTGCGTGGGGCGTCGGGTCTGTCGGAGCGCACACGGTCAGCGACGAACGATCTCGGTGTCGTGCAACAGTTCTCGTTCCCGGGTCTTGATCATCCGACCGGTCTCGACTTCGTCGACTCGGCGATTCGTGCGCATGATCACCGCATCGGCGAGGTCGGCTGATGGCAGGCAACCCGACGTTCGAAGTGATGGCGACCTACGCGGCGTGGCTGCGTCCGTTGATGCCGGTGCAGCCGCAACCGGTCGCCGGCCAGATCGCTGTCGCGGTCCCGGTGTTCTACGGTGAACCGTCCGACAGGTTCGCAGGGTCGGCGGTCGTGTGGTTCGGGAACATCACCGACAGCTATCAGACGCATTCGCTGCGTGCGAACGTGCGCCGCCGTCAGGTGACGTCACTGTTCGAGATCGTCATTTCGTGCGTGCTTGTCGGCAAGACCGACGAGGTGACGTCACCGTTGCAGCAGCAGGCCGATCAGTTCGTGCACGACATCGAGCAGATCATCGACCTCGACATCGCGACGCATCCGTCAGCGTTGCAGCAGCCGGCGATCGTGGATCATGCGTTCGTGCGTGGCGGCGACGTCGAGCGTGGTGTGACCGATCAGGGTGTCGGCTGCCGGCGAACGCTACGGATAGAGTTCGAGACCAGGTTCATCACATGAGGGAGCGACCATGAACGTTCGTTACATCGGCCCATCCGATGCCGTCGAAGTCGGCGCCCAAGTGTTCACTCGGGGCGTGACGGTTTCGGTGCCGTCCGAACTCGCCGGCCGAGTACCTGACCCTCGAGTCGCTGTCGCTCACACCGAGCTACGCGATGCGATCGGTGCGCTCGACCACAACCTGGCTGTTGCGTTGCGCGACGAGATCATCGGACTCGACACCGGTGACGGTCTGCTCGCACAAGACTGCTGGGAACTGGTACCCGCCGAAAAGACCAAGAAGGGTGACGAGTCATGACGACGATGAACACACAGCTCGGTGTCGTGGACGAGGTCACGTACGGCACCCCGGTGACGGTCACCCGGTTCTTCGAGTTCAACAAGTGGTCGGTCGCTCTCGACCAGGCACGCGTCGAGTCTGTCGGTATGCGGTCGGGTACGCGCACGGCGCGCGCTGACCGGTTCGAGCCGTACACGAAAGGCGCGGGCGGCTCGTTCGAGCTGGACGTCCCGACGAAGGGCTTCGGGTTCTGGTTGAAGCACATGCTCGGCACCGTCGCCTCCGGCACCGTCGTCGACTCGAACTACACGCACACCGGCACCGAAGGCACGTTGCTCGGCGACTTCTTCACCGCTCAGGTGAACAAGCCGTTCCACCCGGCCGGCACCGCCCAGGCGCACACCTATCACGGGTGCAAGCTGACCAAGTGGGAACTGGCCTGCGACGTCGACGGTGTGCTCGTGTTCTCCGGTGACATCGACGCCGAGGACGAGGACACTTCGACCGGTCTCGCGTCGGCGTCGTACCCGTCCGACTATCGGGTGTTCTCGTTCGCTGGTGCGTCGATGACGTTCGCTGCTGGTGCGGTCGAGTTGAAGAACTTCAAGGTGGGCGCCGATCTGGGTCTCGACGTCGAGCGTCGGTTCCTGCGTGGCTCCGCGTTGAAGAAGGAACCGACCGAGAACGCGATGCGGACGTACTCGTGGTCGGCCGTTGCCGAACACACGGCGCTGACGAACTTCGACCGGTACCGCTCAGCGACCCGTGTCGGTGCTCTCGCTGCGATCGTGGCGACGTTCAACGGTCCAGTGGCGCACGGTGGCACCACGCTCCCGCAGGTCACTGTGACGTTGCCTCTGGCTCGGTTCGATGCGTGCAAGTTCGACATCGAAGGCCCCGCAGGTCTGATGGACGCAATGTCGGGTGTCGCTCTGTCGGACACCGGTAGCCCGATCACGATCACCTACAGGACCACCGACAGCGCGATCTGAGCGATGGCTTCAACTCTGAAGTCGGGTGCTGTCCGCATCGACGGGCTGGACGATCTGCGTAAGGAATTGAAGAAGCTCGACGACGCCGGCCTGATCGACGCGTTGAAGGACCTCAACTTCAAGATCGCTTCGAAGGTCGTCCAGCACGCTCAGCGTCGTGCGTCGACCCGGCAGCAGTCCGCGGCGGCGCAGTCGTTGAAGGCCGGTCGGCAGGCTGCGAAGTCGGTGGTGTCCGGTGGCGGCGCGAAGGTCCCGTTCTTCGGTGGCGCCGAGTTCGGTTCAATACAGTTCCCGCAGTTCCCGGCGTGGCAGGGCAACGGCCGCAGCGCCGGCTACTTCCTGTTCCCGGCGATCCGTTCGATGGAAGACGAGATCGTTGAGATGTACGGCGAGGAGATCGAGAAGATCACCCGTCGCGCGTTCCCTGACTAGCATCGGTTTCATGTCAACGGGGAGAGAACGCTCAGGGATTCAATCGCAGACCGGTGACACGCTGGTGATCCGTGTGTCGATCGGCGGGAACACACCGATCGATGTGGTCGTGGACCCGTCGACGCTGACACTGATGGAACGCCGACGCATCAAGATCGAGATGGCGAAGCTCGGTTACGAACCCGACCAGACCGACATGCTGGCCGGTTCGATCTGGGTCGTCATGCAGCGAGACGACCTGGCGCTCACTTACGACGAGGTGTGCGAGTCGATCACGTTCGGTGACATGCAGGACCCCACCGTCGTCGAGCCTGGCGACCGGGACGAATCAGACCCAAACTGATCCGGCGACGGCTGCTGCGTTCGTGGCCGTCGCTGACCCGTTTCTACGGTCTGCGACCATGGGACTGCGCTAACCTCACGCTCGACGAGCTGAACCAATATCTGCGACAGCTCGACGCTTACAACGCAGCGCAGGAGAAGCGATGACCGGAACCCGCAAGCTGAGCATCGAAGTCGTCGGCGACACGAGAGGTGTGTCGCGTGCGTTCGGTGAGGTCGAGACGTCGTCGGGCAAGATGTCGTCGGTCGTGTCCGGCGCCGGCCTGGCGTTGGGTGCCGGTATCGCAGTCGGCGCCGGGATGGCAGTGCGGGCAATCGGTGACTGGACTGCTGCGGCTGCTGCTGACGACTCGGCGCAGATCCTGTTCGAGTCACAGTTGAAGATGGCTGGCGCATCCGATCAGGTCGTCGAGTCGATGAACGAACAGATCTCGGCCGGGCAACGCTTGAAGGGCTTCAACGACAACGAGCTGCGCAACAGCTACGTGACGGCGTTCAACTCATCGGGCGACATGGTGAAAGCCAACGAGGACGTCGCCCTCGCGATGGACATCGCACGCAAGGCGGGTGTCCCGTTGGAGACGGCGATGAAGGCTGTCACGAAAGCCAACGAGGGTCAGGCGACAGCGTTGAAGAAGCTGCTGCCCGAGTACGGGTCGCTGATCGACGGGGCCGGTTCGTCGGCTGAGGCGTTGGAGATCGTCCGAGGCAAGACCGCAGGGCTGGCCGACGAGTTCGCGAACACCTCCGAAGGCAAGACCGCCCGCATGAAGGAATCGCTCGGCGAGCTGACCGAGACGATCGGCGGGTTCCTGATCCCGGCGATGCAGGCGGTGATCCCGGTGGTGCAGCAGGTCGCCGACTTCCTCGGCACGCGACTGCCGTCAGCGTTGAGGACGGCCGGCGAGTTCATTTCAGAAAACCGTGAGTACTTCATCGCGCTCGGCGTCGGGCTTGCCGCTGTTGCGCTCGCGATCGGTGTCACGTTGGTGCCGGCGTTCGTGGCGTGGACCGTCGCGGCTGGTGCTGCTGCGGTGGCAACGCTGGCGGCGGCGGCACCGTTCATCGCTATCGGTGTTGCCGTGGCTGCACTCGTCGCCGGTGTGATCTACGCGTACCAGAACTTCGACGTGTTCCGTAACGCTGTGAACAAGGTGCGCGACTTCATCACCGGCAGCCTCGTGCCGGCGTTCCAGCAGTTGTGGCAGTTCATCTCGAACAACATCGTGCCGATACTGCAGCAGGTGGCCGAGGTCTACCTGGCGCTGTTGGTGAGGTGGTTCGGGATACTCCGCGCGACGCTGATGGATGTGGTCATCCCGGCGATGCAGGCTGTGTGGTCGTTCGTCCGGGACCGCGTGATCCCGGTGCTCGTGTCGATCGCTGGGACCATCGCAGAGGTGGCGTCGGACGTCGGCGGCAAGATCAGCGAGATCGTCGGGTTCGTGACCGGCATCCCTGGTCGGATCTCGGCGACGGTGTCGGGCCTGTTCAGGGGAATCGAGACCGGCATCACGGCGGCGAAGGATTGGGTGTCGGAGAAGATTGATGATGTCGTCGGGTTCGCTACCGGGTTGAAGGGTCGCATGTCGGGGATCTTCTCGGGGATGTGGGACGGCATCAAGTCGGCGTTCGGCTCGGTCATCAACTCGGTCATCGGTGTGTGGAACCGGTTGGAGTTCAAGGTGCCGGGTGTGTCGGCGTTCGGTCAGACGATCGGCGGGTTCACGATCGGTGTCCCGGACATCGCCCCGGTGCGGTTTCACTCGGGTGGTCAGGTCGGTGGGATGTCGTTCGCTGGGATGGGCAACGACGAGGTCGCGGCGGTCCTGCAGAAAGGCGAGAACGTGCTGACCGCAGGCCAGACCAGCGCGCTCGCCGGCTCGGGTGGGAACACGTACAACATCAACGTGATGGCGACACCGGGCACGAACCGGGTGGAGCTCGGTCGTGAGCTGATCGAACTGATCCGCGAATCGGAACGCTCGAACGGCACGAACTGGCGCAGCAGCCTGGTCCCGAGCTGATGGCGCTGCCCGACGTCACCGTCCTCGCACAGTTCACGAACCCGCTGTCGGCCGACTTCATCTTCGACGGGCCGACCGGGATCTTCGACGGTGGCCTGTTCGCCGGCTCAGCGACCACGGACCTGTCGACGTTCACGAAGGGGACCCTGTCGATCCGGCGCGGCCGCTCGAACGCTCTCGACGACTTCTCGGCGGGGCAGGCCACGATCACACTCGAAGACCCCGACCGGCGTTTCGATGCGTCGAACGTGTCGTCGCCGTACGCCGGCGAGCTGGGCCCGGGGAGGCAGTTCATCATCCAGTCGCATGGGGTGACGATCTTCACCGGGTCGACGACCGGGTATCAGATGTCGGATGAGACGTCGTTCGCGTACACCGATGTGGTGGTGACGTTGGAGGATCTGCTCGGCCCACTCGGGCGTCGACCGATGAACGCGTGGACGACAACGTCGCAGCTACCAGGCGCGCGCATCAACGCCGTGCTGAACCGGGCCGAGGTGGACCTGCCGGCAGCGCAACGCAGCATTGGTGCAGGGGTGTCGGTGTTGCAGGGCGACAACGTGAGCCACGGCTCGTCGACGGTCAACTATCTGCAGTTGGTAGCAGCGTCGGACATGGGTCGGCTGTTCGCTTCGCGTGTCGATGTGTTGGTGTTCCAGGATCGTGTGTCGGCTGCGCTGACTCCGATCACGGTGCGGATCATGGACGCTCCGACGTTGGCGTTGGATGTCGAACCGGCGCGAGTGGCCCGGTCGAACACGATCCGTGATCAGTACAACCGTGTGACCGTCGACCGGGTCGGCGGGATCGCTCAGTCGGCTGCGCTGGCGACAGCGGTGATCCTGGCGCAGGGCGGTGTGCGCACGTTGTCGCGTAGCGGGCTGCTGCTGATCGACGATGCAGCCTCACTGGCAATGGCCGACTGGTTGCTCGCGATCTACAGCGAATCACGCAACCGGGTCAGCGACGTCGTCGTGAATCTTGCACCGTTGCCGCTTGCTTTGACGCAGGCGCTGCTCGGTATCGAGCTCGGCGACCGGGTGACAATGATCTTCACACCGAACAGTGTCGGCGCTGCGGTCACAGTCACGTTGGCGGTCGAGTCGTTGACGCACACCATCTCGGTGTTCGCTCAGTCGTTGACGCTCGGGGTGTCCGTCGTCGACAACTCCACCCCGTTCGTGTTCGATGACGTAACATTCGGCACGTTCGACGGTCCCGGCCTGTTCATCTTCTAAGGAGACCCGATGCCCGAATTCTCAGCAGTACCCGGTGCAGCGCTCCCGGCCGCGACGTACAACCTGAACGTCCGCAACCAGGTCATCACGACCTGCACCGCTGCGACCCGTCCGGCGACACCGGTCGAAGGCCAACACATCTACGAAACCGACACCGACCTGACTCTTGTGTGGAGCGGATCAGCGTGGGTTCAGGTGTCGATGTGGGGCGCATGGGCCTCGTGGACGCCAGTAGTGACGCAGTCTGTCAACGTGACGGTGACGAACACACGCAGCCGTTTCGCCCGTTACGGCCGAACAATCCACTTCACCACGTCGTTGACTGTGACCGGAGCCGGGACCGCCGCCAACAGTGTGTTCATCTCGTTGCCCGTGAATAGTGCCACAAGTGACGTGATGGTGGGTCACGGCCGCATCGTTGACACGTCCGCAGCGGCCACATGGATCGGCGCGACGTACCTCTCTGTCGGTAACACCACCATGGGCATCGTCAACCTCACGTCAGGCATCTACTTCGGTGACACCAGCGGCGGATTCACCGCCGCCCTTGCAGTGGGGGACGTGATCAACATTTCGGGCACGTACGAGGCGGCGTGATGATCCATCCACGCTCGCACATCGGCACACCCGAGCCACCGGCCGATCGTCGCCGGTTGCGGGGTGTCGGCGTGCTGCTCGCTCATCATGTCGGCGTCGAGGTCGGTGCCCGCTACCGCTCGACCGACCCGGCCCGGGTGCTGTCGGACGCTCGCGCTGTCGCAGCGTTCGGGATCTCGTCGCGCCGGCCATGGGAGTACAGCTTCCTGATCGGGTTGGACGGATCGATCTTCGAGCAGGCCGGCGAGGTGATGGCGGCGCACGTGCTCGACTTCAACGACCGTTCTGCTGCTGTGGCGTTCCTCAATGCGAACGACGTGCAGGTCAACGCCGACCAGATCGCAGCATGGTGGGAGGTGCGCGAGCACATGGTCGACGTCGGCACCCTGACGGCCGGTCACGTCGCCGCACCGCACTACCGGTACCGAACCACCGCGTGCCCGGGGATTCGTGCTGAGCCGCCCGGCAAGGCGTGGCAATCACCGACCGGTCAGGGACGGCTCGGTAACCTGATCCCGGCGCTCATGATCCCGCCGACACCGACTGAACCGGAAGGGTTCCCAATGCTGCTTCGATACATCGCCTCACCACCGACCGGGGCCGGACCGAACTCGCCGTGGCTGTTGCGTTGGGACGGGACGTGGTCCTATCTCACGTCTCCCGATTACGGCATTCTCCACGCAGCCGGGATCCCGACCGAGCCGCTCAATCTGGAACAGTATCCCTGGGCGCGCAAGTCGGCTGGGTTGGGCTGATGGATGCAGCGTGGGCGTTCCTCGGCGTGATGGTCACACAAGGCGTCGTGCTTGCTGGCATATTCGTGCAGCAACGTCGGACAGCGGCCGAGGTGTCGCAGGTGAACCGGGCAGTGAATCATCAACCGGACGGGTCGGCCACTCTGGTGCAGCGTGTCGGTGCGATCGAAACGGAGCTGGTTGATTTCAAGACGGAGACCGGCGTGAATCGGGAGTGGGAACACAAGGCGTTCCGTGCGCTTGCGAAGGAGGTCGGGTGTGTCCTGCCACCAAACCCGAGAGAAGCTGACGGCACACCCGAGAAGAGGGCATCATGAAGACCATTGCCGAGTTCATCCCGTCGAAGTTCCGGGGCGTGATCTACTCCCTGATCGGCTCGTACATGGCGCTCGATCTGATCTGGAACCTGACACCTGACGCGTACGACGGTCGTGTCACCGCCACGCTCGGCGCACTCGGGTTCGCTCTCGCCGCGCTGAACACCGACCTCGTGCCGGCCGGCGACGGCGAGCCTCACGCAGATCGTGGCGAGGCCATTTGGCAGGCGTTGCTGCCGGTCGCTGCTCTCGTCGTGATCTTCGTGCTCGGCGTCGTGCTGTTGCGGATGGCCGGGGTCTGAGCGTGCAAGGCATCGACGGTCGGGGCGAAGGACTGCCGATCGATCTGGTTGCTGCGTCGCCGGTGTCGGTCCAGTTGACGGTCACGACCGCGGCGATGGTGCCGGTGAACCTGTCCGCTGCGGCGATCGTCGCGCGGGTCCTGTCGGACGGTGTGCCGGTGATGTCGTTCACGGCCGCCGTGACAGGTGCGTCGTCGAACGTGCTGACGATCTCGTTGTCGGGTGCGAACGCAACGACGCTCGCCGCACGTAGCGGTCTGTTGCCGTGGCAGCTCACGGTCGACACGGTGCCGTGGCTTGCTGGGATCGTCACCGTTCACGACGAGGGGTCGCCTCGATCCAGCTCGACCACTTCGGCGTTCACCGTGGCGACCTCGAACGGTCTGGTCGCAGCGGTGACCGTGGTCGGCGGCGGTTCCGACTCTGCTGCACAGATCCTCGCCAAGCTGCTCACGGTCGACGGTGCAGGTTCGGGTCTGGACGCTGACCTGCTCGACGGTGTGTCGTCGGCCGGGTTCCAACGGGTCGGGCACACCACGTTCAGCAACGCCAACTACACGGTGGCCGCCACCGATGTGGCCGTGTTCCAGGTCGGCACCATGACAGCGGCTCGCACAGTGACGTTGCCTGCTGCTTCGTCGGTGGCGGCCGGGATCGAGATTTACATCGGCGACGGGTCGGGCACCGTGTCGGGAACGAACACGTTGACGATTGCCCGCTCGGGTGCTGACCTGATCGACGATGCCACATCCGTCGTGATCGCCGCCCCGTATGGTGCTCGCCGGTTGTTCTCGAACGGTGTGGATCGGTGGACGTTCGATGGTGGCGTGTTGCGTTCGTCGGAGAACCTTGCCGGCCTGACCAACGTCGTGACGGCCCGCGCGAACATCGGTGCTGTTGCTGTGACGCTGGTCGATGCGAAGGGTGACCTGTTGGTTGCCACCGCCGACAACACGGTTGCACGGTTGCCGGTTGGCACGGACAACCACGTGTTGACCGCCGATTCGGCGACCGGTACCGGTCTCAAGTGGGCGGTGACCGTGTCGGGCACGAGCGCGACGGCCGTGTCGATCGCTGATGCCGCCGACTACTACACAGGCGCAAACGTCGAGGCTGCGCTGGCCGAACTCGGTGCGTCACGCGCCGCGCTTCCCTCGCAGTATGCGACGCTCGTGTCGCCACTGAATGCGTCGCTGCGTCTCGACGGGACCACCGGCAACTACGCATCCACGCCCGACACTGCCGTACTCGACATCGTCGGCGACATCGACGTGCGAGCCCGGATCGCTCTGGACGATTGGACCCCCGCAGCTCAGAGCACGATCATGTCCAGATGGGGAGGGGGTGGCGCCCGTGCGTTCAACTTCTACGTGGGCACGTCGGGGGTGCTCGGATTCTATTGGTCCGCTAACGGCACCGACGCCGCTGCATTCCCTGAATCGTCAGTGGCGACCGGCGTCGCAGACGGTGCATTCAAGTGGGTACGCGCGACATTGCAGGTCAACGTTGCCGGTAGCTACGAGCTCAGGTTTTTCTTGTCGGATGACGGGGTGACGTGGACGCAGCTCGGCGTCACGAGAACCGGTGCAGCTACGTCGATCTTCGCCGGAACGAGCGAGCTGCGTATCGGGGCGATTGAAGCTGTCGCCACGGAACCACTCACCGGTTTCGTGTCGAGCGCACAGGTCCGTTCGGGTGTTGGCGGGACTGTCGTTGCTTCACCGACGTTCACCGCCCCCTGGTCGTCCAGGCTCACCGATTCGGCTGGCCGGGTGTGGTCGCTGGTCGGCTCGACGTGGTCGTGGCGGGTCCCCTCGTAGACCCGACACCCCCGCCCGTTACTTCCAAGATGCCCGCACGGACTGAGCGGCGCACACGCCCGCTGTAGGATGCTCCCTGTCGGGCCGTGCTTCTTGGTGGATGCGCCGGTCCCGTCGTGCTGAGTGTTCGGGCGGGTGCTCCTGCCCGAACATTCGCACACCCTCCGAACATGCGCTAGTGTTCGTGTCGTACATCCATCCACCGAAGGAGCATCCACCCATGAACACTGACCTGTACCCCGATGACGTATCCGACGTCGACTACGACGAGGCCGCATGCATGCCGGCCGGTGACGCCGAAGCGCTCGAACGGGCGAGCTGGCACCTGTCGATGTCGGCCCGGTATCAGCACGAACGCGATCAGCTCACCGCTGTGTTCCGTGCCGAGATCGAACGGTTGCAGCTTCGGCTCGCTGAACGGCAACGCACCCTCGACGCACGCATCGCATGGCACGAGGAACCTGTCCGAGCGTTCCACATGGCACGCCTCGCACGTGACCCGAAGTCGTCGAAGACGCTGAACCTGCCGCACGGCACGTCGCGCATCCGAGTGTCGAAGACCCCGCACGTCGAGATCGTCGACCGGCCGGCGCTGCTGGTGTGGGCCGAAGCAAACCACCCCGAGATCCTCGGCCGCACAATCAACGTGTCGGGCGTCAAGTCGATCACCGCGATGGTCGCCGGGGCGAACGTGATCGACTCGAACGGCGAGAGAGTGCCGGGTGTCGACGCTTCGCTGCCCGATCCGTCGTGGTCGGTCAGCTACGAGTCGGGCGCGCTGAGCTACGAATCCGAGGTGCCGTCATGACCGGCGTGATCGTCGGAATCGGTTCAGTCGACTCAGAGACGGCACGCACGATTCGGGGCATTCTGGAGGATCTGTTTCCGGGCGTTCGGTTCGCCGTCGTCCCGGGCAACGCGTCGGTCGTGTTCGAGTTTGACCCCGAGGTGCAGTCATGACCGCTCGGAAGGCTGAGCCGTTCGACACGAACACCGGAGCAGCCGAGAAAGCGCTCGCCGCTGTCGCCGCGCAGGTCGCAGCAATCCCGACCGGTGAACTCATCTCGGTGCAAGCAGCGATCTCTGCGGTGATGCGCGACCTCCCGGCGATCGGCAAGACCGAGGAAGCCAAAGGGGTGCCGTACAAGTTCCGGGGCATCGAAGCGATGACCGTCGCGTTGCAGCCGTTGATGGCCCGCCACGGGTTGGTCATCGTGCCGCAAGCTCAGACGATCGTGATCGATCCGTCACCGGGGCAGAAGGAGGCGTGGCAGGATGTGATGGTCAAGTTCGACTGGCTGATCATGGGCCCGGACGGATCGCACGTCACCGCGTCGACCTACGGCATCGGTCGAGATCACACTGACAAAGGATCGAACAAAGGACAGACGCAGGCGTACAAGTACCTGATCATGCATCTGTTCTGCGTGTCGGACCCGAAGGATGACGGCGACAGCTCCGACTACACATCTTCGGCTCGCGACGAGGACGCCGACCGTCGCGCCGTGGAGGATCAGGACGCTGTCGACGAGACGCGTGTACTGCTCGGTCGGCTGGGGACGCTCGGTGCTGCCCGACCCGACGAGGCGGCTGTCGTGAAGGAGTGGGCGCACGGCCAGGGCAAGGAACTGCGGTCGTCGTCCCTTGCCGGCGACGACGACTGGCGGGCCGAGGTGATCAGCATGCTCGACGAACTCGACGAGGAACGCGCTGACGTTCCCGCTGATGGCGTGGTGGATGTGTCGCTCGTCGACGAGGTCACGCATCCGTCGCACGTGGCCGCTAGCGACGCGTCGCCCCTCGAGGCGATCGATGTCGAAGAAACGGAATGGGCATGAGCGCAGCGCGAACGTCGAGAGAGATCGCGATCGAGCAGGTAGCGATCCTGTTCCCGTACCTGACGATCTCGCAGCGGGTCGAGTGGTGGGTGAGGCTCGACTGCGACCTGGCGCTGCTAACCGTCAATATCCCGACGTTCGAGGAACGTGTGGAGGCGATGCTCGACGTGAAGTGCGGGCACGGCGAGCACCCGAGGTCGACGTGGGACGGTCCCGGCCGATGGAAGTGCCAACGGTGCGATGTCGTGTGGTACGGACCGAGCTACTACTGATGGGAGCGACCATGTTGGAGCGGGACTTCCAACGCCAGGTGATCGAGCTGGCGCACACCTTCCACTGGTGGTACATTTCTCAGGATGGGCAACAAGCACAGCGGGACCAGGCGACCTCTCATCGACCGATTGATGAGTTACATCGACATCGACGACACCGGATGTTGGCTGTGGACTGCGTCCGTCACGCCGGCCGGGTACGGGCGACTCAACATCGACGGCCGTATCGAGGCAGCGCACCGAGTGATGTGGGTGATCTGGAACGACGCAGCGATTCCGTCCGATCGGGAACTGGATCACATGTGTCGCGTGCGCAGATGTGTCAACCCGGCGCATCTGGACTTAGTGACGCACGGCGAGAACGTGCGCCGCGGTCACGCCGTGCGTCTGACCGGTTGCGATCATCCCCGCTCGGATCGCGTCGTTGTCGCCGGTCGTGGTGTCGTCGGTTGTCGTGCGTGCATGCGTGTCAAACGTTTCTCGAAACAGTGCAACTGGTGCGGCGATGAGTACGAAGGAACCGAACAGCGCAAGTACTGCTCAGCGGCATGCAGGGAAGCCCGCAATGTCAGAGCGGGAGTTTCAGCGCGTCGTTCTCGATCTCGCCAAGACATTTAATTGGAAGGTCGCCCACTTCCGAACGGCGATGAACGCTCGCGGGGTCTACATGACACCGGTCGGCGCTGACGGTGCCGGCTGGCCCGACCTCGTCCTGATCCACCCGCTGAGCGGACAGATCCTGTTCCGCGAGTTGAAGGCCGAGAAGGGTCGACTCGACCCGAAGCAAGTCGCGTGGGGCCGGTGGCTGACCGTCGCCGGCTGCGACTGGGCGATGTGGAAGCCATCGCAGATCAATGAGATAGCGGTCACCCTCTCGGGTGGACGCGCGACCGCAAGCACCGGGGCGCGGCCGTGAAGCCGTACTACCAGGACGATCACTGCACCATTTACCACGGCGACGCCAGGGACATCATGCCCGCCATCGCTAACGACGTTGGTTCTGTCGTCATCACTGACCCGCCGTATGGCGAAACGTCCCTTGAATGGGACCGCTGGCCGACCGGATGGATTGATGCGCTCCCATCAAGCGTGCGGCAGCTTTGGTGCTTCGGGTCGATGAGGATGTTTCTCGAGCGCTCAGCCGACTTCCACGCATGGTCCTACGGGCAGGAGATCGTATGGGAGAAACACAACGGCTCCGGCTTCGCAAACGACCGTTTCAAGCGAGTGCATGAGTTTGCTACGCACTGGTATCGGGGCAGATGGTCGGACATCAATGTCACCCCGCAATACACGCACGACGCAACCAAGCGAGCAGTCCGCAGAAAGACGAGACCGACACACACGGGGCACATCGAACAGTCTGCGTACCGTTCCGAAGATGGTGGGCCGCGTCTCCAACGCTCGGTTCTGCGAGTCCGATCATGCCACGGTCACGCTATTCACCCGACAGAAAAGCCTCTCGGGATCATCCAGCCCCTCATCGGCTACTCGACTACACCAGGCGATGTAGTCGTTGACCCGTTCATGGGTTCGGGCTCCGTTCTGGACGCTGCCCGCCAGACCGGGCGAGCAGCGATCGGAATTGAGATCAGCGAACGCTATTGCGAGATCGCCGCCAACCGACTTGATCAGGGCATCCTCGACTTCGGCCCGACCATTTCTGAACACCCAACCAACAAGGAGCAACCATGACCAGGGAACGCAACCTGTTTCTTGCAATCACGATCACCGATGATGTGCTCCCGGGCGAGGACGACCCTGATGCAATCGCCGACGAGATCGTGCTGATGCTGAACACGCACCGTCAGACCCGGGCGTGGGCGGCGTCAATGCTCGACGGCAGCTACGACATCGACAACGGCGGGCCGCAGGTGGAACGCATGATGGTCAACGCGATACCTGCACCCCAGTGGCTGACACGCAGAACGCTTGAAGCACTGATGTCGAAGGCCCGGAGCACCGAGCCAACCAATTCTGAACACTCAAACACCAAGGAGCAACCATCATGACGAAGAAGACCACCCCGACGAAGGGCCTGTCGAGCTACGAGGGCCGCGACGTCGTACAGGCGACGATCAAGGTCACAAACGCTGGCGACGGTCTGTCGGAGGCGATGTCGATCGAGCCGATCGAGATGCGTCACGGCGAGACCCGGTACCTGCTGATCGAGGCCGAAGTGACGCGAGTGCAGTACGACGAGCTGAAAGACACCGACGTGTTGAAGCGGGTCCACACGTTGAAGGCCGGCACCGCGACGCTCGTCGACCCGGAGTTCGCTGTCGAGCTGATCGAGAAGCAACGCAAGGCGATCCAGTCAGCGAAGGGTGTCGAGGAGTTCGACTTCACCGACGCCGAGATCGCCGAGCAGGCAGCGAAGGAACAGGCCGAGTGACACGCCCGGTTCGTTTCCCGTTCGACCCGGTCGAGCAGTACATCCGCATCCGCCACCCCGACCCGAACGGCAACCGACAAGCCCAAGCCGAAACCGGTGGCGGCATCAACGCTGCCGTGTGGCTCGCCGACGTGCTGCAAGTCGATCGCCGCAAGATCCTGGCGTGGCGCGTGCACGGCGCCCTGTACTTCGATTGCGACACGATCGCGACGACGCTCGGCTTACACGCTGCATCGCTGTGGCCCGAGTGGGCCGCGATCGACGTAGAGGTACCCCTGTGGCGTTTGCTGCGTGAGGAAGCGCTCGCCGAGTCTGTCGCACTACGAACACCCGTAGACGCCCACACAGCAGCCTGAAAACTGGCACGACCCCGACCGGCATCTGCTTGACGCAGGCGGTCGGGGTCGTGCTATGTTCGTCAACACCAATCAACTGAACGATGGAAGCGTACCACGAGTACGACTCCTGGAGCGGGGCCGAGCACGGGGCGAAAGTACCGACCACCGGAAGCTGACCGGTCGACTCGCCGACGCCGGGGAGCCGATGGGCGCAGTCAGCAGATCCATCCTGCGTGATCCGTCCTTTTCGAGTTTCGACGCAGCGAGTTCATGAGCCGCACCTGACAGCGCGATCCGAGGTGCCAGACCGGTATTCAGCCGGGGCGCATGAACACATCCCGATCGTGGGTGCCGAAGAAGTGGCGCCGGACTATGACGCCTCCTGCGCGTTCTTGCATGAGCGGAAATGGTCCTTCCTGGCTGAGAGCTAGGGAGAACTCTGCCCCGCAACACGATCCAACACTCACGGAAATGGAGTCAGCGAATGAGCGAACGAGCAGACATGGTGGTGTACCTCATCCGGTCAGGTGAGAGTGACGCCTTCAAGATTGGTTACGCGCGAAATGTTGCGCAACGAATTTCGGAACTTCAGTGCGGTTCGCCGGACTTGTTGACGCTCGTTGCGTCGACGTTCGGCGCTGCGAAGTTGGAAGGTCGCATGCACCGTATGTTCCAGCAGCATCGCATTCGGGGCGAGTGGTTTCGGTTCGACGAAGCGCAACTGGTGATCGTGCGCGGTGTGTTCGCTCGGACTGTCGAGGTCGAGTCGAGGCGCTGGGATGATGCGAAGTCTGGCCGGAATCGAACCCTGTGTCGTTGTTCGGTCTGCGGCCGGAACGTGCAGGCTCATGATGATTTCGTTGAGGGTCGACGGCGAGGACACAAGATCGTCACGGCGCGGCACGCGAGGTGCTGATTGCGTCATGCCCGAATACGAACACCGAGGAATCTGGACACACGCTAGGAACACGTGCTACTGTTCGTGTTCCACCAACCAACGAAGGAGCATCCACCCATGTCAATCATTCACTCTCACCGCAACAGTCTGGGCGAGCTGATCGTGATCAGCGCCGGGTCGTTGAACGGCGAACCGGTCGAACTGCTCGACGGTCCCGACGACATCGACGACGGATGGGGCCAGCCGACGCAGCCGTCATCGATACTGCTCGACGCCGGCACGAAGGCCTGGCTCCGGGAGGTGTGCGCCGAGCGGGACGTTCCTGACTCGCACATGGGCTATGTGCTCGTCGGCTCCCCAAGCACATCGGTCGAGCTAGCCAGCGTTCGGACGAAGAACGAAGTCGACGCAGCGTTCGTCGTGTTCTGGGATCTGTACGACCGGACCGGGCCACGCAAGAAGGCGCACGAGTGCTTCGCCGCGGCGGTGCGTCGCGGCCACACGTTCGAGCAGATCATCGAAGGCCTTCGGGCGTGGGTGGTCTACTGGGCGCAGCCGGGATCGGCGGCGAGGAAGTGGCCGCAAGGGTTCCTCAACCAGGAGTACTACCTCGACGAGCCGCCAGCGGTGAGAGTCGAGACGTCGCGCAAGGCGATGCCGGGTCGTGGCGGGATCGAGGCGGCGCTCGCAGCTCGTTCGCAGCGTGGCATCGGGAGCGGATCATGAGCGGCATCGGTTCGCTCGCAACGGTGTACCTCGACGACGAGCCGATGGCGATGCAGATGCGTGAGCGCGAGGGCCTGACGTGGGTCGACATCGGACAGGATTCCGGGCGTTCGGCGCGGATCGTGCTGTTCGGTGAGCGCGAGCAGTTGCTGGCGTTCGCTGCTGGCATCGTCGCCGCAGTCGAGGCCGGCGCATGAGCGGCGTCCTGAAAGACAGCAGCCCGATGCCCGTCGACTTGTCGCCAGCGACATCGAACTACGTCGCCGAGCAATGCGAGTACTACAACCCGATCCTCGACCCACGCAACCGCCACAAGATGACCGAGAAGATGCTCGCTGCGGTCGACTCGGGCGAGTACATCGGCCTCGGCGGGCCGCTGTACGCACCTGATGACGATCACCCCGCGAACCTGCTGTCGTCACTGCACGACGACGGGTTCCATCGGCCGGCGCTCGACATCGACATCGAGATGGTGTGGCGACCGTCGAAGACTCCCGGCCATTGCCACATCGAGTTCCCGAAGCTGGCGCTCACGTGGGTCGACTACTGCAACCTGCTCGACGCGCTCGCGACTGCGGGCATCGTCGAGCCCGGGTACGTGCGAGCGTCGAAGCTGCGAGGCCAGACGTTGCTGCGCACACCACTGGCGTCCCGTCCGGCGACCGACGAAGAGGCGTTCTGATGGTGTTCGTGGCTCTCGGCGGGTTTCTCGCGACGTGTAGCGCTGCGGTGCTGTTCGCGTACCTGTGGTACTCGGGGTTCGGCGACGACCAGACCGGAAGGGGTGGGGCATGAGAGATCACCGATTCGGCGACCCGACGCCCATCGAAATCACCGACCGGGTTCACGACATGAACATCTCGCACGTGTGGCGCGCACCGAGGCCGATGGGATCACGCAGGAAAGCCAAGGCCAAGATCGCCAGGGCGTCACGGAAACGGAACCGGCCATGACGGACCGATACGTTGAAGATCCGTTCAATCGCAACGAGCCGCCCGGTCTGTACGTCCATGCCACACCGATCGAAATAGGCGAGGCACGGCAACTCGTCGCGCTGTTCGGCGCCGAGCGCCGACTGCGCGCCGAGCGGATCAACATGGCCCTCGCAGAAATCGGGTTCTCCGACGTGTTGGGCCCTCGGGCCGAACTGCTGCGAGAGGACGTGCCGCCACCGGTCGTGTTCCGGGCGTGGAAGTTGGCATTTCCCGAACTGCCGACGACCTACGACGAATGGCTGATCGACTGCCTTGCGCTGCCCTGGCCTCCCACTCGATGGCTCGAACGTCACAACGCACACCCGTACGCCGTGGTCGACCGATGAGGTTGGCGCGAGAGATGCTCGGGACGTTGCTCGATTCAGGCGATCACGCCATCTTGTGCATCGGCCCCGACTGGCTCGATGTCGACGTGTTGGCGTCGTGGAACGTGGCCGGCTGCTACGACGAACTCCCGCCCGGGACGAACTTCGATCGCCACCTGCTGTTCAAGTACTCGGCCCGTCAGATGCGTGACCACCACGCAGAGCACGACAGCTACTGGGCCGAAGACGGCGAACTGCAATCGTTCGTCGTCGGTGCCAGCGTCAACCATCGGGCCGAACCGTGAAAGTCGAAGACGCTGCGGCGTGCGTGGCGTATCTGACGTCCATGACCTCCGGTTGGAACGACGACGCCACCGAAATGCTCGTGTACGAGTTCGAGAAGCTTGACGACCCTGCGGCGTTGGAGCTCGCGACGGCCAAGATCGCTCGCACCTGGACGTCGCAGGGTCGGGTACCGCTCGGTGTCATCGTCGACGCCTACCACCATGAGCAGGCCATCGCCTTGAACGCGACACGCGAAGCTCAGGCTGCCGAGGAACGATGCGACGGGTGGGGCTGGATCGACGGCGACCCGTGCGCGGTGTGCTCCCCGGCGTTGCGGCTGGTGTACGCCGATCCCGCTCTGCTGCGCCGGTTCCGTGACGGTGTCGCCCTGCACAAGATCCTCGACTGGCCGGACCGTAAGACGTTCGAGGCCGAATACAACCGTGAGCGATGCCCGCAACGATTCGTTGCCGAGAGCACCACGACGAGACCTATCCCGACAATCAACAACGAGGTGTTCTGATGGATGAGATGCTCGAAGCTCTGGCGGTCGTGACCGGCCACCTACGACAGGGCGACACCGAACGCGCGGTGCTGCTGACCGAGCAGGACGACCTGATCGGGAAGCTGCGTGCCGCGGGGTGTTCGTGGCCGACGATCAACCGGGTGTGTGGGATGGCGAACATGCACACGTCGCACAAACGGCGTCGACTCTCGACACCACCGTAAACACCTGCTACTGTTAGTCATCCACCAACCAACGAAGGAGCATCCACCATGGGCACAGACATTCACCTCTCAGCCGAAGTCGCACGATACGACGGCAACGGAAACCAGATCGGCTGGGATCACTTGCCCGGCCCAGTCGTCCAGTGCTGGTCATGCAAGGATCATCGCCCGGGGTTCCTCATCGTCCGAGGCGGCGTCGACGTTGGCTGCGAAGTCGCATGCCGATCATGCACCACCACTGGCGCCGATTGCGAAGACGAGTGGGATCGCAACTACTTCGCATCGCGCTACGTCGAACCCGGCAAGACGCGCGATCACTGGTACTCGGATCGCAACTACATGGTCTTCGCGATGCTGGCGGGAGTTCGCAATGGCACCGGCTTCGCCGGGACGCCCACGCACTCGCCCATCGTGCCGGTTTCGGACCTGCGTGGCGTTCCGGATGACGTCACGGCTGAAACCATCGCCATCCTGAGCGACGAACACTCAGCGAGTTGGCTGATGCTCGACGAGCTGCTCGACTACGACTGGGCGCAACCGATCGAACGCGACGGCAGCGTGACTGCAGCGACCGACCGCACATCGGAGTTCGTCGAGCGCATGAAGATGCTCGCAGCGGAGGCCGGCGAACGGCTCACGCGCATCGTGTTCGACTTCGATTCATGAACACCACCGACCACATGGCATCCGACAGCACCGACCAGACGCTCACCGCCGACGAGGTCCGGTACCACATCGCTCGCGTCGACTCCACGATCGCCCGATGGGAAGCCAACGACCCGACACCACGCGCATCCCTGCCCCGATACCGTGCGTGCTCGGTGGAGCTTCACGCACTGCTCGCCGACATGGAGAGCGACCCGACGCCGACCGACGCTCTGACGCTCGACTTCGAGACTCCGGCATGAACGCTCACGTGCATTCGTGGCGCGAGTACCCGGGCGACGAGGTGGCCTGCACGACGTGCGGCATCCAACCGCACCAGATCCACACCGAGATGTCACCGGAGGATCGGCGTGTCCACATCGATGTCGCCGGGAACCTGTTCTCGATCCGCAAGGCGTTCGCTGCAGCACGCGCCGGCGTGGCGATCTGGGAGCCTCGCCCGGAGCCGGCCCGGTTCGCTGCGACCGGGGACCGCATGCTGTTTCTCGACGAACTCGACCTGCCACGACCGTGGCTGCGATGACCAACCACCAACACAAGGAGCATCCACCCATGAACACCGACCATCACGCCAACACTGCACGGATGCTTGCCGTTCTGGCGATCCTGTTCTCTGCGGCCGCCGTAGTGCTGGCGGCTACCTCGTGAGCGCAGCCAACAAGGCGCTCGTCGCTGCTGCGAAGGCGCGAGCCACGGTGACGCTGCTCGACGGTCGCACCGGAGTGATCGTGTACGCACCGCCAGCCAACCCGAACCCACGCAAGACGGTCAGGTGTCGTCACGGCGACCCGACGATGTGCGGGGTGCGGTTCCCGAACGAGCATCGCGACACGATCCGCCCGGTCGCTGTCGCCGACATCATCGGGATCGTGACATGAACTGGCCGCTGTGGCGCTACTCGCTGCGCCATCCGAAGACTGCACTGCGCTGGCGTCGACGTCGAGCTGCCGATCTGCGGTGGAACGCATGGTGGCACGCTGTCGAGGCGCATCGCGTCAGCGGCGACCTGAGCGGTGCGTCGTTCATGTTCCGTCCGATGCGTCAGGAGTGGCCCGATGAGGTCTGATGGCACCTGTTCGTCGTGTGGGGCGAAGATGCGTTGGGCGATCTCGGCGACGACAGGCAAACGGGTACCGCTCGACGCCGAAGCGATCACGCTCGGCAACCTCGGGGTCGTCGAGTGGCGTGGCGGGCCACCTGCGATGCCGACCCCGGTCGTCGCAGTGAACCCGACACGCACGCTCACCGAGTACCGCTATCTCAGCCACAGCGTGACGTGTCCGAACGCCGCCGATCATCGGAGCACAAAGCGTGACTGATCTGCAGGCAATCATCGCGTTGGTGGTGCTGGTCGCAGCGATCGTGTGGCTCGACGGAAAGCTGACCCGACGATGAACGACTCGGAACGGGCCGTGAACGTGATCGTTCCTGAGTTGGTTGTCGGACCGCGCGATCGCGTGCGTCGTCGAGATGCCTGTCAGGACCCCGAGCGACCACCGACCGCACTCACCGAGTTCGTCGTATCTTGTCCGGCCTGCATGATCGCGCTGCGTGCCGCGACGACGATCCCACCGCCACCCGGTGAGTTCACCGGCTGGTACGACCAACGCGACCACATCCGTGCCGATCTGCTCGAACGGCAAGGGATCGTGCTGTGATGGGCGGGGAGGGAGAGATCGTGGTCGAGCGCTTCGGGTGGTGGTTGCGCGCCTACGCAGGCCACACAGGCTCGTCCGCTCGGGCGCGGCTGTGGCAGTCGGATCTGTCGCGAGGTGCGTACCTTCGACTTCGAGGCGAGCGAGTGCTCGGCTTGCAGTGGCGACGATCGGGGTCGCGGCGATGATCGTCGACCTGTGGCACCGCGACCTGCACGTGGCTCTACGCCATTACGGCCCGGTTCGATCTGGCCACCCAATCCGAGCGTCAAACGTGATCCTGCTCGACGGCACGACACCGCAGCACGGCACGATCGCTGTGTGCGGCACCTGCGGCCAGCAGATCCCGATCAGCGACCTGCGTCGGGCACCGGTCGACGCATGAGCTACCGTCCGAAGCCGGCGCACTACAAGGGCAGCTACGCACGCAACGCACGCACCCTCGTCGCTCACGCTCGACGAGATCCGCTGACGACATGCTGGCGCTGCGGCAAGACCCTGGCCGAGCACCGACCACACAAGGATGGCCGTGCGGCGTTCTGGACTGCCGGTCACGTCATCGACTCCGACCCGAACTCGCCGCTCGCACCCGAGGCGTCGACATGCAACTTCACGTTCGGCGGCAAGTTGAAGCACGAACGAGCGAAACGACGCAACGGCAACCCGACAAGCCGAAGGTGGTTCACGTGAGCGACAACGACAGCGCCGAGTGGCGACGGTTCGTGATCGGCTGCCTGCTGCTGCTCGCGATCACGCTCGGGCCGTGGCTGGTCATCCTGGCGCTGTTCGTCGCGTTGGTGATTCGATGACACGCAACCCTCGCTCAGGTGATGACGTGCAGGTCGAATGCTGGTGTCGCACAGAGATCGTGTGGGTACCGATCGAGGATGTGTGGAAGCTGCTGACCGGGACGTGTGGGCGCGCCGTGTGCAAGAAACCGACGAGCCGATGAGCCGATGAGCCTGGAAAGAATCTTACGGAATGTGTAGACAAACGCTAACGACTTGTGTATAGTGATTGACATGAGCAACACAGCAACCACCGACCACGTCCTCCCAACCCGCACCCTGAGCCACGGCGACTTCGTAATGTTTGACCGCACCGGCACGGTGGAGCAAGTGATGGGGACACCCCAACCAGGAATGAACGGCACGAAGTTCCGACTGACCGGCAACACGCCCGGCGGTGACGGGTACTACGCCCCGACACTGAACGGCCGCATAGTCGGCTACAACGACCATGTCACAACCCCCGGCGGCCGGGGTGTCGTCGTCGGCTTCCACAAGAGCATCGGCCGGATCCTGGTTCAACTCCCCGGCGTCAACGGCGCGACCGCCGTCAAGTACAGCGACATCACACGATGACCACCACCGCAAGCGACATGCGATTCACCAACGTGATGATCGGAAACGGCACGGAGGTGCACGACGGTGTCGCCATCACGAAGCCGTGGGGCGAGGTGTTCCTCCCGCAGTGCGGGACACCAGCCAGGGGCGGCGTGATTGAGGTTGACGCAGATTTGTCCGAAGTGACCTGCGAGAAGTGCATCGCACGTAACGCCAAGAAAGCATCGGGGACGGAAACGTCATGACGGGTTCACCCGAGTACGCCCGCCGCCATCGCGACAAGGTGCGCGGCGGCCCTGCACGTATCCCGCAGCCGTGCCCGTCTCGTGCTGCTGCTGCCCGTCATCGCCGCAACGGTGAGACGGTGTGCGACGGTTGCGCCGAAGTCGAGCGCGCCTATCAACGAGAGCGGCAAGTAGTCGTCAAACCATGACATTGCCAGGCGACGCCGGTCACGACCTCGCACAGGGCTGCGAATGGTGCCCGAACACCGGGAGCACACACATCGGACCGAAACGCTGGCGGCGCTGCAACGACTGCACCCTCACGATCAACGCTGACCGGCTCGGCACACATCAACGACCATGGAGTACCGATGGCCCGCAACCCGATGCCCGCAGGACGACACGACCAGATCCTCACCCGAGACAACTGGCGCTGCCAGGCACCTGACCACGACCCCGAGTATCGGGCTGACGACTGCGCCGGCCGACTCGTCGTACATCACCGCAAGCCCCGTCAGATGGGCGGTGACAGGGACCCGGCCATCCACGACCCCGACCGGCTGATCACGCTGTGTGAGCACCACCACGCACACGTACACGCACACCCGACACGCAGCTACGACAACGGGCTGCTCGTCCGACGATGAGGTTCTACCTCGGCACGCACATGCCGCACTGGCTGACACGGCCAGCCGTGCCGCTGTTCGTGTCGCACCGTCGACTGACGAAGCGCAAGACCATGCCGAAGGCGGCGACATCATGGGCGCTCGACTCGGGAGGGTTCACCGAGCTGTCGATGTTCGGTAGATGGCAGACGACGCCGGCCGAGTACACCGAGGCGATCGAGCGCTACGACACCGAGATAGGGATGCTGGACTGGTGCGCGCCACAAGACTGGATGTGCGAACCGTTCATGCTCGCCAAGACCGGCAAGACCGTCGAGCAGCACCAGGCGCTCACGATCGAGTCATACCTCACGCTGCACGCCACGCAACCCAAGACCATCCCGGTGCTGCAAGGATGGACGATCAGCGACTACCACTCACACATCGGGATGTACGCGACTGCCGGCGTCGACCTCGAAGCCTGCGACCTCGTCGGGCTCGGCTCGGTGTGCCGCCGACAAGCAACCGACGAGATCGCCGAACTCGTCGCCTCGCTCCACGGTCTGCGACTCCACGGCTTCGGAGTGAAGTCCGAAGGGCTGCGACGCTACGGATGGATGCTCACCTCAGCAGACTCGATGAGTTGGTCCGCGAGAGGTCGCCGCGTCGCCCCATGCCCACACACGGGCGTCAAGACGTGCGCTAACTGCTGGACCCACGCACTGCAATGGCGTGAGCGTGCGCTCGACCACGACGACCGACCGGTACCGATGACGCTTCGGTTCGCACACCCGACACGCAGCTACGACACCGGGCTGCTCATTCAACGCAACGTGCTAGCGTGAGTTGCCCCGGAGCCGGGGATTGCGTCCCGTACCGGCCCCGGAGCGTTTCCAACCGTACCAGGGACCACCGTATGGAGACCACGTGACCGAACTCGAACGCACAGGATCAGTCATCGAACTGCTGACTGAAGCCGACAGCATCTTGGCGAGGGTTTCGACCACCGACGACGCCAAGGGCCTCATCGATATGGCGGAGGCGGCACGCGTCTACGCCCGTCAGATGAAGCTCGGGACCTCGGCCGTGAACCATGCGACGTCGATCAGGCTGCGCGCCGAGTTGCGTCTGTCGAAGATCGTGGATGACGGCCAAGCCCAGGGCAGCATCGCCGGTAAGGGCTGCCCTCGCCAAAGTAATGCCCGTCCGACGGGCATTACTCCGACGGTCACGCCCAACGCGCCAGCAACGCTCGAGGAGTTGGGTCTTGATAGTCGCCGCATCGCCGAGTCGCGCAAACTCGCAGCCACATACGACGACAACGCCATCACCGAAATGACTGCCGCAGCGACCGTCGAAGGTCGCGAGATCAGCCGAAGCGAACTGCTCAAAAAGGCCAACGGGACGCACGTCGGGCACAACTCCGGCGAGAACGAGTGGTACACGCCAACGCAGTTCATTGAGGCAGCTCGCACCGTCATGGGTGGAATTGACCTTGACCCGGCATCGACCGAGACGGCGAACGACGTCGTGAAAGCAGACCGGTTCTACAGCATCGACAACGACGGCCTCGAACAACCATGGGATGGGCGCGTGTGGATGAACCCACCCTACGGTGGGGCACTCATCGGCAAGTTCGTCGACAAGCTCGTGGAGGAACACGAGGCCGGTCGCACCACTCAGGCGGTCGTGCTCGTCAACAACGGAACCGAGACCGCATGGTTCCAGAAGCTCGCCAAGTGCTCGACCGCCCTGTGCTTCCCTGCTGGCCGTATCCGGTTCTGGTATCCGGATCGACCCTCACTGTCACCGCTGCAAGGCCAGGTGTTCCTCTACCTCGGACCAGACCACGCCGGGTTTCGTTCCACCTTCGACCGGTTTGGGGCGACGCTGTGACTGACGGGCTCCGACACTGCAAGGAATGCCGAGCCCACTACTCGCACTGGGGAACCCACGACTTCCTCGCAGCGAAACCCCTGTACGGCCCAAGGAAGATACGCGCCGCCGACATCGACCGCGCCATCGACGACGACGGCAAGCGAGTCCTGTTCATCGAGGAGAAGGCCGAAGGCGAGAAGGTTTCACCGGCGCAGCACCGACTACTGATCGCGTTGGCCAACCTCCCGAACGTGACCGTATGGGGATGTCGTGGTGACGCTGGCTGTCTGACCGTCACCGAACTCCCTTCCGGTCGCGTCATCGTCAGCAATGGGGACTGGGCGGCGTACCAGGCTGCCGTCGATGCGTGGTTCACCGAAAAGCCGATGGGCGGCGCAGCGCCAAGCAACACACCGGCCATCCTCGAAGACATCGCCGACATCGAGTGGCGACGGAATGCAGGCGCCGACGTGGAAGCGGAAGTGTCCGCGCTCATCCGCAGACTCGAACAAGTC